TCGCCGTAATCGTTCATTTGCGGGCTCCGTCAAGCAGGTGGTTTTCGTGCCGGGCGACCACGTCTTCAAGGCGCTCCATGATCTGCGCGTGCCCGGACATGGCCTGGCTGACGGTGTTCAGCTGCCCCTTCAGCCGCTCCATCGCCAGTTCGAGCTCGTGCATGTTGTCCTTCGTCGGCATCGTCTTCTGCCCTTGCTCCAGTCCAGACAGCCGCACCCCATGCTCATCGAGCCGTGCCGAATGGTCATCGAGCCGCCGGGTGTTGACCCGGCTGACCGACGTGATCAGGTTCCAGACCGTCAGGCCGAACGTCAAAAGCTGGCTGAGCGCGATTACCCAGACGATGACGGGCGAGATATTGAGGACTTCCGATGACATCAGCGGCGCACCCACTTCGCAAACACGTCCTTGACCGTGTGCCCGCCCATGTAGAGGCCCATGAAGATGCCGGTCAGTCCCAGGAGGTCGTTGAATGGAACCGGGGGCAGCGCGATGCGCCAGATCGCATTCGCGACGTGAAGCAGGATGATGTTCCACAGCCAGAAGAGGCCGAGCAGGTACATCCAGCCCGGCCGCCAGCCCCAGACCCAGACGGGCTCCTTCTGCTCGGATTGCAGGAGCGCGAACTGCCCCTTCAGGCCATCCGCATAAAGCCCGATCAGGTCCGGGCTCATCTCCTCTACCGTGCGAACGGCCTCGCGCACGACCTCCGGCTGGGACGCTGCCAGGGCGTCGATCTGGTCCGGCGCCACGCCGGCCTGGCCGGCGATGGCATCGACGATTGCGCCGGCAAGGTCACCGTTCGCGCCCCCGATCTTCTGTTCGAGGATCTTCTTGACGATCGGGGCGCCGACCTCGGCGGCGATGGCTATAAGCGGGGACAAGGGTAGCTCCTTCAGAACTTGCGCAGGTAAGTGGCGGCGGCAGGTGCAACGCCCGCGATCTTGGCGGCGATGACATCGCGGTAGCGCCAGGCGGTGACGGCGAGCCAGATGAGGCCGAGCCCGAGGATCAGCCATGGGGCCCAGTCAGGGGCGGGAATTGCGTCAACCACGGGCATACCGCCGGCCGCGCCACCGCCGGCCGCCGTGACGGCTGCCGGTGTGATCGCCGCGCTGCGGGCGTTCTGGCGGCGCTGCAGGGTGGAGAGGGTGGCCTTGCCGATAATGCCGTCGACCGACAGGTCATGATCAGCTTGGAACAGCCGAACGGCAGAGGCGAGAATGACCGCGCGATCCCCCCCCGGATCATATCCGAGCGAGGAAAGCATCTCCCGAACGCGCGCGAACTCCAGCGACGAAAGGCTGACCGCGAGGCCGGCCGCACCTGAAGCAGTCGGACGCCCTGTTGAAAGCAGGCCGTAGCGTCCGTCCTTCATCAGATCGTATTCGGCGAGCCGCCGGCGCTGCAGACCGGGCAACAGCTTCCCACCACCACGGACCCATTTCAGAAGGCCGGAGCGAACCCCGTCCCACTGGCGCACAATCCAGGCATTGACCCAGCTCGCTCGCTCGATGCCACCCGTGTTGTAGTGGAAACTGACTCCGCCATCGAACTCATGCGGTTTGGCACGCGGCATGGCCTTGCGGACAGCGGGCTCATAGACGTTGCGCAGCACCGACTTCAGGAGGCTTGATGCTTCCTCGCGGGTGATCGTCATGCCGGCCTTGGGCTTGATGACGCCAGTCGCGGCCGTCAGGCCCGCACCGATCGTCCAGACGCCGGCGACGTCGCGATAGGCCTTCAGGACCACGCCTTCCTGGCGCTCCAGAAAGGCAATGCCCTTGTCGCTGGTGGTCAGCAGACGCTGAACGCCCATGATGCCTCCGAAGGTTTGCTCGCCCTCGCAGCATCGCCTTCGGCGACGTCATCATAAGCCTTGAAAACATTCGGTGCCCGGTATCCCCCGGCACGCGGGCGCAGCATCGCAGACCGCCCCGGCCCCTGTCAAAGGGGCAGGTCGAGCTGCCGCTTGCCGCCCTCGGCTTCGATCTCGGCCCGGTAATTCGACACGGTCCGCGTGTGCAAATCGCAGTCGAGCGCCACCTGAAGAAGCGACTTTCCCGCGCGCAGCATCGCCTTTGCATCTGCCCGGCGCGCCTTGGCGCCACGCATGCTGGCGCAGGGCAAGGTGATTTTGCCCGGGCCGATCACGGCGATCAGCGTGCGCGTCGCCTCGACCCCGATGACATCGGCCAGGTAGGATCCGGCGGGGCGCGTCGGGACCGTCACCTGCGTTCCGCCGCGCCGGCGCAGAAGGCGGACCGTCAGGTCCAGTCCAATGGCCTGTTCGATCTGGCCCGCGACACCCGGAAGCGTGGTCATGTTGCGGCCCCCTCTACAGGGGCCGCAGCATTGTCACGCGGGCACGTAGGACTGGATGCGGCGCGCGGCAGGCTCAAGAAGCCGCGCGACGACATCGACCAAAACCGGCAGTTCGGCATCGCCGGCGACGACATGCGGGCGGTCCGCCAGAAGCTGCTGCAGGCCGCGAATGGCCTTCGAGGCATCAAGGATGGCCTCGCGCGGGTCGGTGCAGGTGTCACACATTGCCGAACAGGTCCGGCTGCATGATCGGCGCGCCAATCCCGCCCGGCGCTCGATCCCAAGGCGTCCCGACAATCTCCTTTTCGATCAGCCCGAGTTGAAGGCACTGCCACACGGCCTTGACCAGTCGCGGGCGCGAGTAGGAGGACGGCGAGTTCTGGTAGAGTTGATCGAAGTTCCAGCCATACTGCGCCGCCTGAACCGTCCAGAACCTCGGACCGTCCCGGTGCACGGCTTCGCCACGAACCTGCGCCAGCAAGGCTCGCACGTCCGCCAGCGCCTTGGCTTCCATCGCGGCGAACGCACGGTGAACGATCACTGACACCTGTGCCGCCGTTTCCGTGCGCAGGACTGCCGACAGCATCAGGGCCCCGGCGTGGGTGAAGGCGAGGGCCTGCAAGTCGGCTCGGAAACCCTGAGAGGTGGTGCCATTTTGGAACCACTTCTGGTCGATTTCCTCTGCTTCCAGCGGGAAGCAGAAGTCGCCCGGAAACCGGTCCGAATTTCTCCCCACGGCGCGCGTGATATATTTCGGCTCGGTTCTGTAGACCTCGGCCAGGTCCGGCGCGATCATGAAGTGCGGGCGGTTGGGAAGTGTGAAGATGCGGGCACGGATGCCCGACACGTCGAACAGTGTCGTCATGGTCAGTTCCTTCGGTTACGGGGGACAGGATGCCCCCGGGTGTTGAACAGACCGCCGAAGGACGATCCCCATGCGTCTTTAGGCCGAAGCCCTGGACATACGCGCATGGCACCCGGAGTAGGATCGCATCGTGGGATGCGCCGTCTCGGGGCGTAACCGCCTTCGGTAGCCTCGTCAGGGCGCTGTTCAAGGCGCTGGCTGACATCGCCACCATGCGGCGGTTCGCCGGAAACTTCAAGCCCGTCGTCATTCGCTCCGCTCCCGCCGCTGACGGCCTGTGCGAAGGTCTGGCTGGGACGCCTCCAGGACCGTAGTCACGACGCCGTTCGCCAGCCGAAAGGTGAACCCGCCACTGGTCACGCCGCAGGCGCCGTCGCGCATGGTTCGGTCGACCTGGTGCCCGATCTCGCGGCGGAGATGCTCAACGTCGATGTTGAGCACTCGCTCGATGTAGCGCAGGACGGCGTGATCCGAGACGATGACGACCGACTTCTTCATCAGAAGGTGATCCCGTTTCGCTGGCACATGGCCTTCAGCGCATCGACGACGTCGGCGATCTGCTTCCAGTCCTGCATGGCGTCGATGTCGATCGGAACCGCGCCCCACTTCTTCTCGAAACGCGCCCGGATAAAGGCGTTGAGGCCGGCGGCGCCCGGTACTCGCACCACCGATTTCTGGTGGAGGAGGCGCCACATGACATGGCAGAACCGCACGTCGCCGCGCTTGGCTTCGGGCCGCTTCGCTCGGCCGCCGGAGGGCGAGAAGCCACGCTTTTTCAGGGCTTCAACGACCTGTTCAAGCTCACCGTCGGTCATGTCGGACAGCGAGGCCTTGCCGGTCACGACCAGCTGCAGGTCATGGCGCGTCTCGCGATCGAGCCCCAGCTCGCGCGCGCCGACATGGATCAGCTTCTGAAGCGCACGGTTCATGCCGCACCCGCCGCGCCGCGCTCGATCGCATCGCCCGCGAGGCGCGCCAGCTCGTAGAGGTTGATCCCGACGGTGAGGTTATCAACCGTCAGATAGAGGCCACGGACCGTAAGAAAGACCTCCGCCGGACGTCCGGCGACAGTGCCCTCGGACACACCGAGGAGCTTGTCGGTCGGGTCGATCCGCGTGCGGTGCAGCGGCACCGACAGGGTCGCTATGGGATTTGACATGATGTCTCCTGGCTGCTCGTCAGGACCGGGCCACCACGCCCGGTCGACCCGCCCGGCCCAAGGGCCGGGCAGGTTTCGCATCAGCCTTTGGAAGGCCTGAAGGTCAGGCGGCGCGACGCCGCGATCTGGATCGCCTCGCCCGTCTTCAGGCTCCGACCAACCCTGGCCGCGCGATCACGCATCTCGAACCGGCCGAAGCCGTTCAGGCGCACCGGCGTCCCGGCCTCGACCGTCGTGCGGATGGCCGCCAGGGCCGCGTCCAGCACGTCGCCCACGGCCCGCTTCGACAGGCCGGTCGTGGCGGCCACCTCGTCGATCACGTCGCCCTTGCTCGCTGTTTTCATGTCTGCTCTCCTCGGGAAGGGGCCCATCCGTGGGCCGTTGGGGTTCAGGTGTAAGAAGCTTCGACCCGTTCCAGCTCAACGACGAGCCGGCGCAGGAACGGCAGGACCCGCTCGTCGGCGAGCGTGCCGCCGTGAGCTTCGGCCATCTGCCGGCACAGGTCCTCGATCTCGGCCTCAGCGTTGTCGGCGAGGAGCGTCAGCAGATGCATCAGCTCGGTCGGCTCGCTATCGAGCTCCGACGCGATGTCTTCCATGCCCAGGCAGATCGTGATGCTCATGACGCCCTCACAGATCCGAAAAGTTGAGCGCGATCTGTTCGCGGCGGTTGGTCTTCGGGTTGCGCCGGTAGAAGCGCAGGTAAGTCGCGGTGCCGTCGACGTTCAGCGCCTCGGTCACGGCGTCCATGGCACGCGCCCAGGCGAGGTCGGGATTGCCCTCGCGGTCTTTCATCGGCAGCTTCCGAAGACCCAGCACCCGCTGAGTGTCGATCCGGCCCGCTTTGTTGACCTGGAACGCATGCTCGACGAGCGTCCGGATGCGCGGGTCGAGGTCGCCCTCCTTCGCCCAGCTTTCGATGCACTCGTCGATCAGTGCCTTGGCCGCCTGCAGCTCGACCCCGAAGCTGACGCGCTCGGCCACGGACACCTCCGCTTCGCAATTGCCATCGAAGCTTTTGATCGAGAAGCCGCCCTTGGCGCCCCCGATCTTTGCCCCGAACTGCTCGAAGATGAGCGCCTTGGCGGCGTTTAATTCGGACATGGCACGGGACTTGAAGGCGGCGATGACGGCCTGAAGCCCTTCGGCCTCATCGGCAAGGCGGCTCGCCACCTCGTTCTTCATCTGATCTGCGTCGGATATCTGGCTCAGAGGCACCAGGTGCCCCTGCGAGTTGGTCCACATGGGCTCGTTCATGCCCGCTCTCCTTCGGTGTGTGTGACGTGGTTGGCGTTCGAATAGGTGCCGGGCTCGATCGGGGTCACGCCCAGCAGGGCCAGCGCGCAGGCCAT